GAAAAGCGCCCGCAAACGCGAAGCTGCTGCAAATATTCTTGTAAATAGAAAGTAACCAGGCGGTAGCCAAGGGCATCAAACATTTCCTGACGCACCAGATGCCACCGCCCTATGATGTGCTTTTGTCCTTCTTCAGGCCTACTTACACATCAATCCTATTTTGTTAAAAAATGTATAGAACCAATTTTTTTCTGGCTGTTCAGGCGTTTCCATAGTCACAGCTTTGGCTGCTTTTTTAGCATCCCAAAATGCTTTTAAGCGCTTTGATTGCGCTGCTCGCATCTCAGGCGTCCAGTTTTTCGATGTCCTTGGCATCTATGCCTCCTAGTTTAATAATTTCATACTTAGGAATAAACCAGCGCGATCCATCTGCGATTGCGCTGATTTGTCCAGCTTTGATCCAGCGCCGTAATCTTTTACGGCTGGCATCTGTATAGCCCTCGCCAAACAGGGCATTACAGGCCTCTTTGACAGTGTACAGAGCCTGACTAGCCATTTTTGGCACCTTGGTAACCTTGCGGTGCTTCAGGCCACGGTGGTTCCTGTGATGGCGGCGGCGGTGGCGGTGGTGCATAACCAGGCGCAGGCGCCGGGGCAGGGGCTGGGCTGGTCATGTTGGGGCCATCATCAGCAAACAAACTGCCGCCACCAACTTTCACATATTGATCGCCAACCTTTTTTTGTAGCTGTAAGCCTGGCTGTTTTTTTGAATTTGAATAGTAGCTTTTCACAGCTTCATAGAGCGCCTCATCTTCAATGTTGAACCAAAACGCTGCGGTTAACTGGTCTGTGATTTCCACGCCAGATTCCAATCTGACTTTAGTATTCTTAAATTCAGGCCGTGCCATTCTTTAAATCCTTTTCCTGTTTTTTCCAGAAGGCGTAAAAGCGGTTATAATCGCTTGGGTTTTCCTTGTGCATTTTAGTCAGCACAGGGTTTAACTCACTGATCCATGCGTTCAGGCCAGTAAGTGTTCTTTTTGCTTGGATTTGTGCCTCAAGCCCATCAAGGTCATATGGCTTGTCAGTCTTTACTGTTTTTTTTGGCGCATCTTTTAAGGCGCCGTTAATCTCGCCATCGTCATCATCATCAAACTCAACCTCTTGAATACCAGCGGCCATGCCAAGTGCTGCCATGAGCGCATATCGCCGGGCATAGCTTATAGCTGACCCCAACTTTTGATTGTTGGTCATGTCATCCACAGCAATAGGATAACGGCCTACTTTTTCCTCGCCAGAAGTGTGCATGATGTAGGTCTTTAAATGCGTGCCTACACCATCTTCATAATCCACTAACTGGCTAAATGATAAGCCATGCTGTGCCGCCTGCTTAACCTTGGTCATCACTGATCCAACGCTGGCATATTGCGATCTGTTGCCCTTCTTATCTAATTCTAGGCCTGTCTGCGCCGCTTGAAATTCAGCCAACGCTTTTGCTAATTCACTCATCAGAAAGCCACCATTTTGTCATTTAAACCAACAATTACATCAGCTTTTGTTGATGACTTTCCTGTCTTATAATTGTTATATGCACGACTTAACATCACGCCATATTGAAGTGCGCGTAATTGATAGGCTCTATCCATTCGCATACGATTAACATTTTCAAGCATGTACGGGATTGGTGAGCGTGGCTTTGACCCAATGCCTTTGCACATATCTTCAAAAAAAGCTGTGATTTGTTCTTTTTGACCGTGCTGGCAGGCAACATAGAAAAACGCACCAACAACACCAGTTTGCCACTTAGTAGTTTTATAAACCTTGTTTGCAACATTTATTGATTCTTGAAGCAAATCATGGTCAATTTCAGTCAAATATTTTGACTTTAACCAATCGTTTGATACACCTGATTTTGGTGAGTCAGCCATGCCAGATTCATAAGCTATAATCATTTTAATAATGGTTGACGCTCTTTTATAATTTGGCACTCCCATCATCGCCAGAGTATCAGAGCCATCACGTTTTTTGCCCACATCAATATGTTGAAATGTGTCTGGATCAATTCCGAAACAGGCGTGTGTTTTAAAAGGTGTGTTGGCACGAACACATGCTTCAAGCCTATGTTGACCATCTTTCAATAGGCCATCATCACCAAATTTTATTGTCTCGCCTGTTAATGACCAGTTTTTGGTCTGCATATCTTTACTATAAGTTATAACTTTTGATGGGCTTATGGGCCGATTATTTTGATTTGTTGCACTTAAAGCAAATTGCGCTACCTTTGGCGTTATTTCTACAACAACGCTACCTTGCGGTGGCTTGGATATGTGTTTTTGTAAGGTTATTTCATTTAGTTTTTTTGTTTTATTAATTTGCACAGTTATCTCCCTCTATGCTGCGTGTTTCAAAAACCTTGTGTTCTGGATTGTTTTTCATCCAAAGCCGTGCGTAATAGGCTTTGTGATGGTCATTGATCTTAAGTGTGCCGCCATCAGGCCGGGCATCTACAAGCACAATGCTTGTTTCCCAGCGTATGCGTTCCATAATTAGCGCAGCACCAACGCGCTCTTGGCCTTTAGCCAATGCCTCGCGGGTGAACTTGTCCCACAGTTGATAAACAATAGGATTAGCCTGATGGAAGGCTAGGAACCGCACTTCGCGCATATTTCTAGGCGCTTCTAGTGCCTCAAACATGGTTTGCTGCACCATCATCACACGCCCGGCGTCATTGAAAAGGCCACAACTATAGACCACCAGATGGCTAACAGAACGCCATATCCGATGATTGCTTGTGCTGCAAATCGCAGTGCAACATACAGCACTCTATATCTGCGCCGTGTTGCATAGCTGGCTTGCTCAATATGTAACTGCAAAAGTTTATTCATTATTTAAACCCCCATAGTTTTTTTGCTTGATTTAGAACCTCTGGCCGACAGTCCCATGCCCACATATGGGCAAAGTCTGGTTCGATTAGGCGCAACATGGCCTCAACAGAATCGGCGGATTTCAAGATGTTTTCGCGGATCGCACACTTGGCAACGATATGATTTAGTGCTGATTGCAGACCGTCTTGTGTAAGCTGGTCACAATTATCAGCGTTGAATACGCGGTAGCCGCTGGCATTGGCATAGACAATCGACTGCATCAAACCAGTGCCAAACCAGTAGCCAGCCACCTGACAGACATGGGCAAACATTGGTTTGGTTGGTAGGCTGGCAGATCGTTTGCCTGATTTGGTATTAGCTGCTGCGCTAGACCACTTGGTTTTTAACTCTATGCGGCGTGAGAAGTCTGGAAAGCCTGAATAAGGCAACTTTAAGCCAGGTAAGTTGGAAAAGATTTCACTCTCACCCTCGATACGGTTCAGACCATAGGCCTGATGCGCTTCTTTAACGCCCTCAACAGCGTGTGTTAGTACGTCGGCAAACTCACCGCGATTGACCGCCAGTTTGCGTTCATCCTTGCCATCATCCCAAGTGCGCGGCTGGTAACTATCGAACAGGCTCATGCCGTGGCGTATGGCGGCATCGAGGCTATGGTCATCTATCAATGTGAGATTTCCACAGTCCTGCACAACTCTACCAGCCAGCATGTTTGCATTGTCATCTGAATAGAGATCAATAGTTGCTCTGGCTTTGTCTTTATCGCCTAGAGACTCGCCTTTCATTACTTTCCAAGCATCATTTACGGCTGGTCTAATCACACATTTGTCAAACAGAGTTCGACAGACTGGACGCGATGCCGGGTTAGAATGATGGAAATAATGCTTGTCAGAAGCCCATGTGATATTTGGCGGCAGAGACATAAAAAAACCTCAACAGAAAACAAACTCTGTTAAGGTTGTAATACTCTTTACGTTTTAAGACAAGTGCCTTTTTCTAAAAAATTAACAACAATTAATTATTATTTGGCATAATTTTTTTACGATATGCTGTCACATCGTAGTCAACCCATTGCATTTCATTAAGTTCTGGGCATAATAACATAGAGATTATAGGACAGGCCCACTCTAATTCAAGATTCTCATGGCATCCAAAGAAATTACTTTCCAGCGTGTATTTTTTACGGCTTGATTGATAAACTATGCCATAGAGTAGATTGCCGGATTTTGTTTTGACTAAGCTGTAACGGCCAAAACAATTTTTATCCACAACATTACGCCAGATAGGATCAGCATTAACAATGTCTATGTTTCCGTGCTGCCAAGCAGCTTGGTGGTCAAGATCATCTGACAAATCCCAATAGATGCCCATGGTATCTTGCTGATAAAAATTATGTACATATATAGCTTTGTTTTCATATTGTGACATACGAGGTTGCTCCATCCTGTGGCATAGAGCCAATTCAGGATTGCCGCCTTTATGTGATCCAAGCAGTATGTCAGACGTTTTATTAGCATGTTCTGTACAGGCTTCATTCCAAAACATTGCTGCTCCAATTATAGGAATGGCTGGATTGCTAAAAAATATCTGCTGTGGCGTGCAGTTTAAAATCTTTGCATATTCTTCTGCATCGGTCAGTGAAATACCAATGTCACCGTTCTTATGGCGTGATAGTGTAGGCGGCTGGATGCCTTTTAATTCAGCAACCATGTTACTTTTAAGGCCAGACCTTACTATCATTTTATGTAGATTGTTCGGCGCCACAATGTTTTCCGCTGTCTTTGTTACCACAATAAATACCTTTTCAGTTTAATAGCGTGTCTTTTTACGTCAACATATTTATGAAGTAATAGCCTTGTCAGAATAAGTCAAGTCGATTATCGTGTGTTAAATCAACAACGCACGGATAACGAAATGCAACTTAACGACTACTTAGAACAGAACGATCTTTCTTTTTCCGAAACTGCCAGGGCGTTAGGCGTCAGCCATGCCACGGTGGTTCGCCGCTGGTGTTTGCCAGCAGGCAATAGTGAACGGCTGATTCCAAAACGCGCTAATATGGATAAGATCGTAGCCTTTACTGGCGGCAAAGTTATGCCAAATGATTTTTACAGTTCTCATAATGATGACTGAAGATGAGCTACAGACATATGTGGTGCAATGGCTAAATGCCGCACTACCGCTGGGCGCCGTGTTTCATCACAGTCCGAATGAGGGCAAGCGCCATGTCGCATACAAGGTGCGGTTAAAGAAGCTGGGCATGGCACCGGGCTGGCCTGATCTGGAAATCTTTGTGCCTGATAATGGCTGGCATGATCTGTGCGATAAAGGCCCGATAATGATTGAGTTGAAGCGCCCCAAGGGTGGCAGCTTATCGGCAAATCAAAAGGACATACAGGACAGGCTCAAATGCACAGGCGTCTATTGCGTCACTGCAAAGCGCCTTGGTCATGTTGCGGCATACTTGAAGCCATTAATAAAGCTACGTCAGACCAGCCAGGCAGACATAATCAGGCAATTATGTGAGGCGCAAGGTGGCTGATCTATGCACATACAAGAACAGTTATGGGCGCTGCAAAGATGGCTGGGTACGCATCCGGGATTGTATGGAGCCATCAGAAACAGTGTCAGACCTATGCCCGGTCTGTGAGGGTGTGGTGGGCATTGTGCATCAGGGCGATGGCTCGATGCAGACAGCTATTAATGCTGGGCGTTGTCCTAAATGCAAAAGCACAATGACAGCCAGTGCCTGTGATGTATGTGGATTAATCATAGGGGGCGATCATGGCAGATGCTAAAAAGCGCAAGTATTACAAGCTGTCAAACAAACCAAATCCTGGGCAAATGTATGACAAGCCACAGGATGAACGCATCTGCCTTAAATGCAGAAAGGCGTTTATGTCGTTTGGCATATTCAATCGTATTTGCGGCTCATGCAAAGAAACCAAGGAATACCGTGGTGCCAGCCTGCAATCTGAGACAGGGCTGTTACCCAAATGAACCATGCTGCACTTAAAGAAGCTGATCAAGAGATCAGCAGGCTGATAGGCGAGGGCTTTGGCCTGTTCTGGATAGCAGATGCCTACAACGTGCCTGTTATACGCTTGGGCAATGATTATCAGCTTGAGGTTGATTTAAATTATCAGGAATTACCTAGCTATCTTAAAGGCCAGCCGGGCGTGCTAACGCTGGGCTATTTGCGCCAGCAATTAGCAATCAAGGTGATGGAGATATGGCGCAATGAGGAAGAAGCGCAAGCTGCAAAGATCGTTGACGTTGAGAGAGCCAGAGCCATGCCAGGCATGTGGCGCCATGCACAATCTGGATATGGGTACATGGATAATGACAGGCACAGGCAAATTGCTGTGCGCTAATGACAAGTGTTGGCGTGACATTTTAAGAACGTATTATGAGGGAGAAAAGCACGATGCCAAAATCAAGACGCACTAACCAGCAAAAGCCCAAAGCAATGATTGATGAACAGCAAGCTAAAACCGCAAGCTATGCTGCTGAACAATCCAGCAAGCTGTTAGCTATCCAAGAACCTAAAAACTATATTGAAAAAGAAAGCTATCAATGTGCTGAAACACTAGATAAAGCTGATTGCTTAAACTCAATTTTACAGCCACCTAAAAATGTGTCAAGTGAAAAAATTGACCCCCAATTAATTCAACAACTTATAAGCAAAACTGTGAAGCACACAAATCATCGATATAGGTGTGTCGCGGCAAAACGCCGGGTTGATGACTTTGGTTACAGGCAGGAAAAAGTGTTTAAAAGATTGCGTGACCGCCTGTCAATTGACCGCTTTAAAAGCATCAGAAACAAGTATTGGGAAATGAATGTATTCCAACAGCGCCAGTTTGTGGAAAAGATGGAGATACAGCATCATGGACGTTAATGCCCTTAACAGCCTATTCATGGAAGCTGCAGAAACCGATAGGCGCCTGCCACGGGCGATACGCCAGCAAAAGCTATCTGCATGGCCTGATGTTGTAAATGACTGGCATGGTTACGGCTGGACACAGATTGGCGAGACAATGCTACGGCCAACCTCAAAGCAGATTGACAACTATGATCGGGCATTGGAGTTGACTGTTTCGATGCCAGAGGCAGATCGCAAGCTGGTCTGGGCTGTAGCGCATAGCGCAGCGTTTAAGGCCAGAGGTGCGCCGTGGACTAGGCTGGCAAGGCTATTAGGCTATGGAATTGATGGCAGGGTGGTAAAGCGCAACTACATGGATGCGCTTATACGGTTGCATTATAAGGTGTGACCATGTGTCAAAAGCAAGCAAACCATGTGTCAAAAGCGATCAAACCATGTGTCACAGTGGCACACTAACCCTTAGGAACCCTTAAGAACACCTTAAATAGTGTTTCATTTTAACTTATTTCGACAATGTGTGTTGCGTATGCCGTGAAATGTGTTAGCTTTACTGTATGATTCGGCCATGTCATGGCCACAACGAAAAGCAGGCTGGGCGCCCTCGCCTAGTCTGCTTTGCTATGAGGACGGTATGCGAAAGCATGAAAGCAAGCCGGGCATTGATTGGGTTGTAATCGAGGCCAGGGTAAAGCAAGGCGAAGCACTAGCTGCCATAGCACGCGATTACAATATCAGTAGGCAGGCTATTCAAAAGCGTTCCAAGCGTGATGGATGGCTGTCAGTTAATGAAGCAGTCAAAGACGCTCGGCGTGTAGCACGCAGGGTAACAGGCTTGCCAATGTCGGTTGCAGTGCAACCAGTCTAACCAGTTGCAGGGGTGCAACCTGATGGTAGGGTGCAACCAAGTGTAACCAAGCCAGCTATAAATGTGGGCGTGCAAAAGTTTAACAAGGATACGCCAGAGGTCAGGGCTAGTATTCTAAGCCTGATAAGCGAAGGCGTGCCAAAGACGATAGCTGCTGAATGTTCAGGGGTTAATATTGATACGCTCTCACGCTGGATAAATGATGACCAAGAGTTTGCGATTGAGGTACGCGCACAAGAGCGCAGGGCTGTGGCTGACAGGGTGCAGCGCATCGGTGCGGCTGGCAAACGTGGCGACTGGAAGGCTGATAGCTGGTACTTAGAGCGTACACAACGCGAGATATTTGGCTCTGACGCTGGCAAAAGCGGTGGCCTGGCAGTCCAGATCAATATTATGCGCGATGGTGATCCAGAGGTCATAGACGTCACGCCGTCAGGGTAATTGGACTGATGTGGGACTGATTACAGCATTATGTTAAGCCCATTCTAAGCACAGCAACAGTTACAGCGTGGTGTGTTACCGCCTTTGGGGGGCGGCACTCGATCTAGACCCGCCCCCGGTCATACCCCCAGGGCTGGCTCGCGGCGGCGACGAAGGCGATATGTCAACACGCACGTATCTGCAAAATATCAGGGTTTCAGGTTGCACAAGGTTCAGGTTGCATGGCAGAGAGCGCGTTTTCACGCCGTATGATGGCGCAGAAGTTGATGACTGATGCCAGGCCTGATCCGTTTAGCGATAGCAGGTTCTTTGCTGGCAAGATGCGGCCATCAATGGCTGATATTAATCAGCCGACTACTTTGGCTGATGCTAGGGCGCCTGCTGCGACTGCGTCATTGTTTGCGCCTGGTGCTGGCATTGCTGATGTGATGGGCTATGCGCCTGATCCTATGCAGGCTGGTCAGATGCTTCCTAGTTTTGGAGCAAATGTCAGGCAGGGTAATTACCTTGATGCTGGGTTGCAGACGCTTGGCGTTGCTGGTGATGTGCTACAGGCTGGTGGTGCGTTTGTACCCCCATTAGCTGCTGTTGGTACTGCATTAAAGGCACCAAGGGCTGCCAGGGTTGCTTTATCGCCAGAGATAACACGCGCCATTTCGCGCAATACAGACAGAAATGCAAAGAAAGTTGCAAAGGATTTACGGCAAGAGGGTTTGCTAGACGTAAATGATAGAGGTCAAAGTGAAGCCTTTTATGCAGAATTTGAACGCATCAGGGAATTGCAGAACCAGCGCACAGCGGCAAAGCCTGATCCTGTTGATAATTTAGAGCGCAATCAAAGCGTCAGATCATTAAAAGCAGACAAATTAAAAGCACAAAAACCTATAAAAGAATCGCCAATGTTTAATGCTTGGACAAAGCCAAATCGTGAGCGTGTTTTAAATTCGACATATGACAGCGACACAATAGACGCAGAGGCAAGGCTTGCAACCGTTGAAGCGATTGCAAGAGAGGCAAAAAAGCGTGGCCTAGAGGTCTATTATACGTCTAAGGGTCAAAGGGGCAGGGCTGGCAGTAGGTATATTGAACTGCCTGACGGCGGCAAGGTGCGGGTTTCTGACCATGAACTGCCAGACACCCCGCAACGGCAGTATACCAGAAGCCAAGGCATAGGCAATTTTGCAGATGAGATTATCGTCAGTGATTGGGAAACCAGTTCTGTTGACGATTATTTAAATCGTATTCTTAAACGTCCTAACCCTAACGAGGCCGCTGGTGCGGCTATGGATGCTGCACAGGCCAGATATTTTGAGACAGGCAAGTTTGAGGCGCCAACGGCTGAAAACCCTGTGTCCATTGTAAAGCCGACAGAAACCGAACCTGGCATTATAGCATTTCATGGCTCTGGCGCAGATTTTGATGAGTTCAGGCTTGAGATGATCGGCACTGGCGAGGGCGCACAGGCGTATGGCTATGGGCTATACTTTACTGATAGTGAGGATATAGCCAAGTTCTACAGGGATTCACTTGCTAGAGGGCGGTCTAGCATTGTTTATGATGGCAGCGGTGTCAAAAACGCTAGAGAAACTGACAGCTTGACTGACCGCGAAATGATTTTGGATAACATAGCAACTGAAATGGCCTTTTTTGACCAAAAGCCAGAAAACGTCATTAAGAAAAAAATAAAGAATTTAAAGCAGAAAATTGATGACCCAGTGGATATTTCTGCTTCTGCGGGTGATGCAGAGGCACAAGAGCTTGCTGATTTCATAAGGCAGTCTGCCCAGCGTGAACTAGAGATTTACGAAAACCTTGATCCAAGCAAGTTTACACGCGGCAAAATGTACAAAGTCGGCCTTGCTCCCAAGCCTGACGAATTGCTGGATTATGACTTGCCGTTGAGCCAGCAGCCTAAAAAATACAAAGCGGCATTGGACGAAATTGCAAAAATTCAAGGTATACCAGTGGTTGACCAGTTTGGACAATCTGCATCTTTTGGTTCTTTTCAGGACGCATTAAATCAAAAAGTTGGGCCAGTAAATGCAATGAAGGAATTTACTGATGCTGGCATCCCCGGCATTAAATTTTTTAGTGGCAACACAAGAAACACCGCTGGCGGTAAATTGATTGATGTAGCAGAAACCACTGATGGTTTCCGTGCAAAAGTGGCCGTGGACAACAGGGCTGGTGGTTTGGGTGGCTCTGGTAGAGTTGTCACAACAAGCCAGCCATATGAAACAAAGCAACAAGCTCTTGATTGGGCTGATGAAGCCATAAAGAATAAAGAAAGCAATTACGTCATTTTTGACGATAAAGCGGTCAAGATACTAGAGAAATACGGCATTGTCGGGCCTGTGGCTGTTACAGCGGCTGGTACGGCGGCGGTCAACCGTGGCCGCAATGACAATGACAACGGCGGGTCTATCTTACCAGATGCCGGGATAATGTAGAGGCTGGGGCAGTGCTTGCTCAACTTACTAAGATTAATTAGCAAATCCAGTGTAGCGGCCTAAAGCACTCTGGTGAGAATGGTTTAAGGCTTATCTAACCCCAGCCAGATCAAACCATAACAGAAATGATTATTTTGTAAATGGCCCAGAAAACAATCAAGCTGGATTACCAGCCACAGCCAAAGCAGGCGCTCTTGCATAAATGCAAGGCCAAGCAGATATTGTTTGGAGGCGCCGCAGGCGGTGGCAAGTCGCATAGTGGCCGCTGGGACATCATAGGCTTTTGCTTGGAAAACCCTGGCTTGCAGGCGTTTATCTTCAGGCGCAGCTTGCCAGAGCTTGATAGCAACCATATACAGCCGTTGAAGAAAGAAATGCCGCCAGAACTTGGCAACTTTAACGAAACGCGCAAGCGTTATGAGTTTTATAACGGTAGCAGCATACAGTTCCAGTATTTGGAGCGTGATAGCGATTGTGACCGTATTCAGGGTACAGAGATACATATAGCGCTGGTTGATGAGGCCGGGCAAATGACGCCCTACCAGTTGGG